CATCAAACTGATTTCCTTTATTTAGGTAAATACTTTTCTTTCTATTAGTAATTCTCTCCCAATCAATTTCAGAAAACTCAGGCTGAAGCGCGTTACCATCTTGGTCAAATAAAATCTTACAGTTGTTGTCCTGCAAATATGCCTTAGATGAAAGCGTTTGAATATTCTCAGATAGAGGATAAAGATACCCATCCTTGTACATCGAGATGCGAACCCAATTGACGTAGTCTGAAGGCAATACAAAGCGTAGTTGCTCACATACATCCAACTCTAATACTTTAATCTCTTTAAACGCATCGTAGTTTAATTCCTGAATAGCACGCTTTGCGTGGAACAAGATCTTGTAACGCTCCTCATTGTTTACCAATGAGTGGTTACCGGAGTACATCAATTGGAAGTTTGTAACGATGTCATTTAAACTAACATACTGATACGACCCCCAATTGGCATCCTCGGGAGCATTGCCCCCGTTTTCATAATACTGATACTGTGAAATATATGCCATGTCTTATTATTGTTGTTGACTGAATGTTGGTTCCTCGTGTTGTTGTTGTGCTGTACCGAACTGAGATACTTCAAGCTCACGAATAACGACACCACAATACTCAAGAATCTTTGTTGTTAACTTGTACTCATCCTCTGCAGGTAACTCAAAGTCTTGGTAGTCAGGCTGAGTCTGATCAAATGCAGGCTCACCATTTATCAAGTTAATGTATGTCCATTTTGGAGGAAGTGGTGTTCTAAAGTAAGAACACTTCAATGAGTTAACGCCATTAATGATATCAGGATAAACTGTAACCTTTTCTCCTTCAATAATATACGCAGGAAACTCTAGGCTTGGAGATGTCAATGGAGAGTCTAACAGTAAGTTGATTCTACCATTATTTACCTTCTCTGCATCCTTTAATCTCTGCGATGTATTCGAATCATAACAAGTCAATCTACTTATCATGTAGTTATTATAACCTGTCGTAGTTAAAGACGGTAAGTAGTACTCATTGGTATTGGGTGATACTTGAGTTAAAAAGTCATTTCTTAAGAACGACTCTAATACCTCTGCAATATTCTTCTCGATATTCGCATACTCTGTACCGGCCATGCGAGAATTCTCCATATTAATGGTCTTGTTGTAGCTACTAAAGTACTCTTCAAATAACTCCATCTGAGCCTGTAGCGCAAGTAAGTTAAAATCTGATGGGGAGATATAACCGTAGTTATTCTTGTTTAGTATAGATAAGACTGTGTTTCTAACCGAATTTATCATTATAATCCTTTTTACAAAGATAAATAAAAAAAGGCACTCCTAAGAAGTGCCCTTTCTAATCATTTGTTAAACTAAATTATGCGATAGCTACAGATGTAATCAACTGTTGAGTTGAACCAACTAAAGGTAATTTAGGAGTAACGATAGCGCTAGGTGCAGATCCTGATTCGTTAGCCAATGCAAATGCATTAACAACAGCCATGTGAGATGCGTAAGTTGCATCAGCTGTAGTAAATGTAATTGTAATAACGTCAGCAGTTGCTACACCACCTACAGCAGTTAATACCAATGTAGATGTAGACGGCATTGTGATTAAGTAATCAGCTCCTGCAGATACAAACGCTTTAATAAGTGAGTTAGCAGCACCAATTGTAAATTGTACAAGTTTTTTGTTCATGATGTTTTTGTTTAATATTAATATCGATACAAAGATAAAAAAAATAAAATAAAAAAAGAGGGACCTAAATCCCTCCTTCTCCTCTCTATATATATCCGTACTAAAGTAGCTCCATATTGCTATCAAGCATCTTTAACGAGTCAATACCTTCATCACTGTGAAGGAATTGCATAGCTACCTCGTATGGGTCTTCACCATAAGGTACGGCCATCATTTTCTTTTTATTAGATGGTGTGTTAAACCAAATCTCTTTGTTGTTGTTTCTAAATACCAATAACTTGGCTTCAAAGAAAGAACGGATGTGAGACTTAGCTTGTAATGATGAGTCATCTAATACGTTTAAGAAACCACGTGGATCTCTCTTAGCGTAAACCAAGATATCACGTTTCAACTCTGCAGTTGTAGAACGAGATGGATCTCTGTTAAATAATACTCGTGTCATTAACTCAACCTCTTCCAATGAAAGCTCACGTGCTTTAATTAAAGCATCTGCTTCAAAAGATAACCATTCAACTTCTTCAGCTGCATCTTTCTCATTGTTTACTTCAACAAATGATTGGCCATTTAATGGATGGTAGTAAAGAAACTGTTGTAAAACAGGATTGTTTTTTGGAACGTGCAAGAATCCATCTTCAAATACAATTTGATCTACAATTGCATTTCCGTCTTGCTCGTCTTCAAATGGGGATTTTTGATTGATTGCATATCGCAATGGGCGATTTACATTGTTCTCTTCATCAAACCAAAGTAACTGAAATCGTTTCGTACTTCTTGATGGTAATGTAAAAGAAAGTGGTGCAGCGTCATTTTTTAGTTTATAGACCTTGTCTGTTGCTGCGGGTTTTGTGCTCTGTGTTTTCATTAGATATAATTTAAATTAAAAATAAAAAGAAGGGTGTGTCTTCAAAGACACACCCATTCTGTTTCTATTATGCTCCGTAACGGAACAATACGAAGTTATTCGCTCCAAGTGTACATACACAACGCTCAGACAAGAAGTTTACCTCCATAGCATCCAAGTCGCTAGTTTGTGCACCACCGGCAGAACCTGTAATCCAAGTTTTGTAACGACGGTCTTCAGCGTTAACTGTACGGTAACGAACGTGTAAGAACGGACGTTTAGCGTTTTGACCCATGATTTGGTCGTATACAGTTGTTGAACCTGCAGGAACCAATAAACCTGTTACTGTACCTGTAGCGTTAGCTCCTGTTGGAAGACCACCACGCATTGTTGGATCGTTTAAGTATTTCCAATCTGTTTTGTAGAAATCGTAAGAACCACGACGGAATCCTGTGAACCCTAAGTTCAACGCCATGTCTTTATCGTTATCAAACAAACCGTAAGAAGTACCACCTGCTCCGTAAGAGTTTTGTGCTGCCAACATATCATCAACATCTAAGCTGAAGTCACGGTTCAAGAACAATACGTTCTCTTCGATAGAACCTTGTTTGTCCAAACGAGAGATGATTGTATCGTAATCTGCCAATGTAGTTGGGTTACCACCCCCCCATACGTTTCCGCGGTTGTTTACTACGTAGAATACCCCTTGAGAACCTTTGTTACCAACTTGAGTATTTGCTGTTTGTGTAGCTGCACCTGATGCTGATTCAGCAGGAACTGCTTCAATCATAGCTGTCTCTAAGTAATCCTCAAAACGTAAACGAGTTTCGTGCTCAGATTTCAAATACCAAAGGTATCCTGATGCTCCGTTTTCTGTTTCGATCTCAACCCATCCGATTTGAGCCATATCAGATCCTGATACTGCATACTTATCTTTGATGATGATTGGAGAGTTCTCGAAGAAGATATCGTCAGCCTCTAATGAACCAACCATTCCGTTTGTTCCTTTACGGAACTCAGAACCGTAAATCCATACAGTCAATACGTCAGAGCTTGTAAAGTTTTGTCCCGGACCTTCGTAGTAAGCTACGTTGAATGTACCCAAAGTTGTGTTAACTGCAGTAACGATTCCTTTGTTGGAAGCACCACCTACGTTAGCAGAGATAGATACAGTTTGTCCCGGACGGATAGCGATTGGCTTACCTGATGCAGATGGGATAAGGACATCATTTACAGTAATTGTAGCTGTGTCATCTCCTGCTGCTCCACTTGAAGCACAGTTAACATACTTAGTATGTAAACGACCTTGCTCTGCCCATTTCACCATGTCAGAGTTAGATGGCATCTCTGCTCCTACCATACGTAAGAAAGATGCAACTGTACGGTTTCCGTAACGCTCGAACTCTTTCTCATAAGTATCAGGAAGATACTGATTCAAGAAATCAAAGTTCGTAATGTAATTTGTTGATAATGCAATTTGCTGCGCATTCGGCTGCAACGCATAACTTGGCACTGAATTTAAAGCCATTTTTTCTAATTTTTAAAGGTTAAACATTTTTAATGCTGCGAATCTTTAATCCCCTTCCGGAGTCCGGATTCACAACTTTTACTTTTACATCTCCCTTAGAAACACTAACAGGTGCTGTACGCTCAGACATTTGAATGTTTTTAATCTTACGCATACTGTCATCTGTAGCATCTGCTTGTCCTTGCTCATAAAAGAACTTGGCAAACTTCTCAGGGTTTAATGCCATCGCTAATGATCTATGGTATCCGGCTGCGTCCTTCATCATTCCATCCTCATCCAAATACTTCGTAATGAAGCTGTATGGATTCGACTGTAACTTTTTCAGTTCAGCGGCATCTCCCGGTGCGAAAGTGATACTCTTATCTCCAATATTGAACTCAAAACCTTTGAACTCTCCACTAAAGACCTCACTTGTCTTCTGTTCGAACCACTTACTTTTACGCTCGCTTTCCTCCTGTTGATTCTTAGCTGATTGTATATACTGTTTATAAGACTCATACTCTTCTCTCTCATCCTCAGGAATAGAGGACCTACTTGACTCAAGTGGCACTCTGTACTTTTCCTTCTGTTGATTGAAGAATTTCTTCGCCTCATTTACAGACTTTTTCATTTTGAGCTTAATCTTCTTGATTTCTGACTCATCATCAAAGTCCTCATCGTAGGAATACTCCTCCATAAGAACATCGATATCATCGGCATCAAGACCTTCCTGCGTAGCAGATAGGTAAGCTCTAAGAAGTTGATCAGGGTCCATTGAATCGTAGTCTTTATTCAATTGCTTAAAGTCTTCGAAACCTCTACCTGTCTCCTTCTTGTATTTTAAATACGTAGCAATCTCTTCATCCAACTCCTCTGAATCAGCTCTCTCTTGAACTAAGTCATCAAATGAATTGATTTCTTTACCGTATCTTTTTCCCAAATATGAAAGAACTTTTTCTTCCGAAAGCTCCTCTTCACTATCATCTTCTTTTTGTGTACTTGGTTCTTGAGTCTCAACAACCATGTCATCAGTTTTAATGACCGGTGTTTCAACATCATCAAACTCAGAGTTGAGTTGTTTTTCATGTTGTTCATGAAGCTCGCGCTCAATCTCTTGTACACATTGAGTTTCAGGAATAGGGGTTTTCAAAGTTTCAGTTATAGTGCAGTAACGTATTACTTCCTTTACTTTTATTTCCATTAGATTAAATTTAGATTACAAAGTTATATATTTTTTTTATATTTTATCTAGGCTCAAACTCCGCCATGTCAAAGCCATCAAGGGAATCCTCATTTGACTCAAAACTTTGAGGTGGTAAGTTGTTCTTGCGTTGATGAATTAACTTAGATTGCTCTGTATTTTGCTGACTAATTCTCTTAGCCTTTGCATCCTCTTTCTCCTTCTCACGTTTGTCAATCTGACCCTGAGTAAGTCCTTGAACCTGCATAGTATAGTTGAACTCTTCAGCCATAAGCATCTTCTTGTACTCAGCTTCCTTCTCCATTTTCTGAATGTCGAATGCCACCTCTGCTTGCTTAATTGCAATCTTAGATTGAGTCTCTGCTTGAATACTCTGCATAGCTGTCTGAGCTGCCATCTGTTGAGACTGAAGCTGTTGTTGAGCTGTAATAGCTTGCTGTTGCATAGCCATCTTCTCCTCTCTCTCCTGCTTCTTAGTTCTCTTAAGTTTAAGCAATTGGTTTGCTAACTTAAGGTTCTTAATCTCACGGATATCAATTGCATCCTCAAGGTTGATGTCACCTTTTGACAATGCCATCTGAATGTTTGCTTCAAGCTGAGCTTTTTGCTCTTCATCCGGAGAAACTTCAATAAAGATACCAAAGTCATAGATGTATAAGTCTTTAATGTCATTTAACAATGACGTGTTGTACTTACCAATCTTATTAGCAAAGTCATCTTTAAAGTCAGCATACTCTAAGATATCAGCTACTCTATACGTAAGGGCCTCTGCCAATGATCTAAAGATGTATAGACTACTATCCAAGATATGACGTGTAGCTGTATTTGAGTTAAGCGCAGCAAGTTTCTGTAAACCAACCAATGAGTCCGGATCAGGCATAGACCCATCACGTGCCTCGTTAAGTCCTGTTACGTCACGAATCATACCTAAGTAGTGATTGTAGTTAGCGATAAGCATCTGAGTTTTGCTTGCACCTGAGTTAGATGTAAGCTGTTGGATTGGAACACGTGCGTTATTAAACTCACCATCTTGAGTGTAGCTACGTCCAATAACACTACCTGTTTGGAAGTATAGACGTAATGCATCCTCAGGGTTATAAGCTTGGCCTGTACCTAAGTCTACCTCATTCAATCCATCGGCATCAATAAACACACCATCCGGAACTGTTCGCGCAATAACCTGTTGTAGTTTCAAGTGAGTAATCTGAATTAAGTCAGCGAATGGAATCATTCTACGAACCAATGACTCAACAACTCCTTTGTACATACGTGGTGCACAAGCGATGTAGTTTGGTAATGCGTGTTGACTTGTTGACTTAGGTCTAACCATGTTCTTAGACATCTCCCACTTCAACATGATATTGGTACCCATGACCATAACACCATCATACCAAACGTCAATTGTTTTCTCTACCTTCTCGAACTTGCCTTCTTCCATCATCTCTACAGGTGGGTTGAAGGTGTCATCCTTTTGAATCATTCGAGTACCACCGTTATCAAGAATCTTTTTCTTGTATACAATCTTTTTAGTGGTCTTATAGTTAAAGTACAATAATGTACAAGTATCTTTATAGAACATACTGTTCTGATAGTACTGAGCTACGTTAAAGTAGTTATACCAAGACTGACTGTACTGAGATATCTCTTGTAGTTGTTCGTTAGTTAATGTAGGATCAATCTTTAATAGCTCTGTAATTGGAACTGTCTTAATCTCTCCCCAATAGAAACAATCCTTAAAGTAAGGGTCCTCTGTATAGCTGTATACAACATTAGCCGGATCAACATAATCCAACTGAACACCTGCTCCTGCAAGGAACTGATGTCTCATAATACCAATACCTAATACAGTAATATCATAGTCAACTCTCTTTCTAAGATCCATGTAATGATTCTCGTCAAGAATTGTATTAATTGCTTCCTCTTCAGCAATCTCGATAGCAGGCTTATAGTTAAGCTGCATATACAATGACAACTCCTCATCGGTCTGAGGTAATTGTGCAGGATCCATCATAAATGGATCAACTCCTGTCTTCTCTTGAATCTTCTCAAGTACAGGTTTAGCAATCATCTGACCTTCAATTAGGTCTTGGTACTTGCTTCTCTTAGCCTGAGACATAGCATCTTGTGCATAAGCCTTAACCTTGAACAAACGGTCGGACATACCGTTCACAACAATGTCAACAAACTTTGGAAGAATTGGAACAGGTGTCCAATCTAAGTTCAAGTACGATAAGTCACCATCAATAGCTAACTCATTCTTGTACTTAGCAACAGACTGTTCTCCTCTTGCATATAATCTTAATCTATGGTAGTCTCTCCACTGACCATAGTATCTACATTGCTGATTTCCATCTTTACGGAACCATTCGTATTGTATAGCCTGCCCTATTTGTAATCCAAACTCAAATGTTTCTTTTACAGAGTCCGGCACGAATTGGCTCGGAAACGCAGTTGACGATATGTTTATTTGTATTTCTTTCATTGAATCAATTCACTATTGTTCCCTTTATTACTATATCTTGCAAATTTAATGCTTATTTTTGATTCTTTTTTCTCCGGCACATATAAGTGCTTCTGATTAGCCATGATAGCCAATCCTGAGCTAATCGAGGCATCAAATTTAGTACGATCATCGTAGTTAAATCGGGCCCAATCATTTAGCGTTCTAGTGAATGGCATATTACCAATCTGATCCGGATCTCTGTACTCTCCTGTAGAATCATACCCCACATACTTCTCTATGTACGCCTCAATAGCTGACGCGTGAGACTGTCTAACGTCCTCAGATGAGTTAGGTATCCCTCCGAGCTCTCTCTCCGTCTTAGAGAGCTTAGATGAGTGCTTGTCAGGTCTACTTAAACAGAAACCTCTGTAGCCTCTATTCTTAAAGTGATACAGTAGCCTTGGCTTATTGTTCTCAATCAAGATTGGCATACCGTAGAACACACAGGCCATCAATACCTCTTCAAAGAATATCTCTGCTGTCTGTGGTCTTGCCACGTACTCCAAGAAGAACTCATTTGTTGGAGCATCGTCCATGTGGAATTTGGTCATACCATGTAATGCTCCATTTGATCCACGCCCGTCAACTACTGCTGAGATATCGTAGGAGTCACATCCGAATGAACCAATGTGCTCATTTGCCGGGTACCTTATACCTCCGCGCTCATGATACCTGTTCTGTAGTCTTTGGGCAGGTAACCAACTAACTAAGAAACGACCCCTTGGATCAGGTGTCCATATAACCTTGGTGTCCTTGATACCGTCCTTCCAATGGAAAGAACCTCTAGTTAAGTAATGTTGTTCAATTAATGAATCGTTGTAGTCAATCTGTTGATATATCTTTGTCAAATTAAATAGTGATGACTTACTCTCATCTCTAAATGCGTGTGACTCTGTACGTGGAAACTGACGGTAGAACTCATTGAGTGCATCCGGGTCGTTCTTTAACGACTCAACCTCTGCCTCCCAATAGTCAATAGCTCCGTTCGTAATCCATCTCCCATCAACTCCTTTAATTTTATCTGCAGGCTTTCTAAATACAGGCATACCATAGATGTCAATGAATCCCTCCATGTTCCACTCCATAGGAATAAACAATGCGTACAGTCCTGACTTTGTCTGACCATTCGCGTTACGTGTGCTTACACGTGAGTCCTCGTAAAGCTTCTTGTAGTTCTCTCCACCCTTACTTAACGCGTTGGATGTAGAACCCATCATACACTTACCAATAATCTTTGACCCTAAACGTAAACAAGTCTTAGTTACTCGCCAATTGTTCAAGATATTGTTTGGCTTTACCCACTTCGCGCTCTCATCATGTGCTAAGAATAATAACTTCTCACCATCGTATGAGTTCTCTTCTGTGTTCTTCCAATCTATGGTTGTATCCAATCCTTGAATCTCATTGTCATCAATGTCATGCATATTCTTCTTTGTAATCTTCGCAGCCGGTATACGGTAAGCAAGCTCTGTCTTAGGCTTATCCATACCGTCCATGATTGGTCTAAAGAAGAAAGGAAGTCTGCTGTTAATTGGTACTACCTTATCTGTAAACATCTTCTTAGCATCGGCTCCTGTCTTAGACAAGATTCCAACCCTTGAATCCTTTGCAAGAGTTCCTATGTTTACACACTCAGATGATGACATATAAGAGAAACCTGAACGTCTGATCTTAAGGTAAACCATGCCAAATGATCTATCATCTGCACGACACGCCTCCCAATAGATAAAGAATATTCTATTTGCCTCTCGATAATCGGGGTACCCAACATCAATACTTGACCACTGAAGATACATATAGTGTGAGCCTGTAATGTATGTTGGGACTCCGTTATTCATGAACCAACAACCTTGGTCCCTGTAATCAAATTCTCTTTCAATGTAGTCTACCCATCTGTTCTTAAACTCAGATGGCATATCATTCCAATGAAATATAGATTGTATTCTGCTTAACTCTTTAGGTAAATCTTTTCTCTCCCAATACTGCTCTCTTGAGCTTTCACTTCTCTTAATGCACTCCTTGGGAGCAATTGGAAGACCTATGTTTAATCCGGATATATTAATCACCTCTCCAACCTGACCGGTCTTCGAGATAACTACCATGTCGTAGTCCTCATTATACCCGTATATCCATGTTCGCCCGCTATTCTTGCGACTCATTACCTTCGAAGGTACATGACCTTTAACGACACGGTATAGTTTATTTTCCTGCTCTACGTTCTGCAAAACCTTGTTTTGTATCAGTTTTTGAAGGACCATGTTCCATGATCTCAATATTCTCTCTCTCTAGCTCGATACGACTAAGTATCTCGAATGCATCGAATATAGCTAATTTTTTTGTAGCAGCTGCATTTTTTAATCTATCTGCAGCTAAGTCATCCTCAGGATCGTGCTTGATAATCTGCTCCTTGGCAACCTTGATTAGTTGTTCTACAGCATACTCACCTGCCTCAATAATCCTAAGCTTTATCTCCTTGGTATTCTTCATAAGATAATTGTTATTTGATGATCAAACATTCTGTACATCTTCTCTCCGTCAACTGTAAACTCATACTCGCTGTCCGGTTTAAAGCACACGTAGTCTCCCGGCTTTACACCTTGGCTAATTAAGTAGTCATTTGGGTATACCATCTGCCCCATAAGTGGCTCCTCTGTGAATGGCTTCTTGATGTATGTCTCTATTGCAGGGATTGGTTTAACAAAACAGTATCTGTCATGTGCCACCCACGTATCATCGTGCTTGTACATATAGAACTGTTCATTGTCAACAAAGAATATGTCATCACGGAAGAAACTCTTTCCGCTCTTCTGACGACCCTTCATGTCGTTATAGAACTTGAATACGTTGTGATGTACGAGTAGGGTATCACCAACTGTGATAGGACCCTCATAGCCTAAAGGAGTCTCAACGACTTCAGCAAAACGATTTGAGAACTTGTGGTCCTCTTCTGATGTACTAACAATAAGCTCTATTCCGCCTATCTCCTTAGTGTTGTCGTATCTTTTCCCCTTCATTGGCCTTGCAATAAAGTAGAATGGAGATTTCATTAAAAATTTATATTATATTCAATTGCAACCGGAATCGTATGATTGAACTCTTTCCAAAGTACAACCTCTTCCTTTTCATTAATGATAAAAATCTTGATAGAATTAGTCGCTGAGTCTCGTCTGATCAAATGAATCTCATTCGTATCACCGCAAACCTTTTGACCTACAAGGTAGTGCATTGCACCACCTTTGTAGTCAGGACCAATTGATATCTTTCTAATTTCCATTAGGAAAC